TAGGCGTACTTTGTCTTCGTCGTAGCTCGTTAGGTCTTGATCTGGCTCTAGGTCGTAGTCACTAGCCGCCTGACCTACGTACACGCTCTTGTAGACACCTTCTTCCTGTAGTTGTTGTACCTTGTGTCGTGGCACAAACTCATCCACAGCAACGCCTATAGCGTCTGCAATGGACGTAGCTACTGGGTCAATCAGGAAGTTCTGTGGTAGTACAGGACGTAGTTTAACTACTGTACGGTCTGTGACGTTAACACCTACTGCCTGTAGCTGTCCGTCCATGATGGGCTGTGTAGCAGGAGCCATCTCTTTGACTTCCTCTAGCACTACTTCAGCTACACCAGTGCCAAATACAGCACTGTTGATGAGACACTCGCCTACTTGCTTGCGTATTTGTGTCTTCTCAAAGTCTTCATGTAGCTTCTGTCGCAAATAAACGACATCTTGTGCCTCTGCGTCCCCAAGATCGTCGGTAATGTCAAAATACTTACCACGACCAAAGGTTGCTTCTTCGATTTCTGCTACACTGGACTCTACAGCCTGCTGTAATGCGGGTGAAATGATACGTGAACGCTCACTTTTACGCTCCATGTCCTCTGCTGCCCAGATTCCACGCCATAGACGGTAGAATTCTTCAAATCTTTCTGCATAATTGGACTCATAGTGGTCTCTCCACGAGTCACACTTAGCCATTACCCAGTTTTCTAGGTGTTCATCGCTCGACAGAACGTCATTGTCGCCGTAATCCATTACCGACCCCTTCGTAATTTTCTATTTCGGGCTGTTTTGGCTGCTTGTTTGAACGATTTAGCGGTAGGAGCGCCTTTACTGCCGGGTTTACGCATCGTTTCGCCACTACCGGCCTTAATACGCCTACGCTTGGCATGTATGTTGGCATATAGTCCTTTCTTGGGCATGTTAATATCCTGTTACTGCATCCAAGACTTCAAGATCATCAATCTCAAAGTCATAACTGTAGGCTACTTTAGCCAGTTGGTCTGTGTACGCAAAGGCATCCACAAGGTCATCGTGGGTCAGTGGGTCAGGGAACTGAAACAACTGGTCTAAGAATCTACTGTTCCATTCACCTTTGCCTAGAGTAATCTGACCATTCTCAAATCTACCCTGTAAGGCCCACATTATTCTATCTGTCTTCTTACGGTTGCCGTGTGTTAGTTCTTCAACAACAAAGAATCTACCACGCTGCTTCATCAAGTCCATTAGGGGAGACATAACAGCTTGCTTGGATATACCACGCTCTATACCTACACTAATGGGCCTATAGTCCCGCACAGCCTCAAATATCTTTCTAGCTGTCTCCGCTAAGTCCCAGCGACCATGTATGATGTTCTCTAAGTGCCAACCATTCTCATTTACTTTTACAACAGCGATAGCTGATTCATCCAGCTTAGAGTTTTTAGTTCTTTTTTTGCTTACGTCCTCAAAGCCAGCTAAGTCAATGCTTATGTAGTAGTCACCTATCTCCGGTGTCTCACCAAACTTAACCCACTCCTCCTTGAACATCTCTGAGCCTCTAGCTTCAAAGGATGCCATAAACTCTTGACGGAATGCGTAGGATGACATAGACTTCTTAGCTAGGTCAATCTCATCTGGGTCTAACAACTCATTGTCATAACTTGTAAAGTGCCATGATGCATAGGACTCATCGTCCTCTAGCTCTGCGTACTTGTACAGGTCGTAGAAGTGATTACGCCCCATAGGTGTACCAATGAACAATGCAGCACCCTTTTGGTCAGCCAAGGCAGGTCTAAGGATCTGCTCAAAGACTTCAGGTTTCATGTCTGCGTACTCGTCCATCACCAAGAACTTTAGTGACACACCACGCATAGTCTCCGGTCTGTCAGCACCCTTGAGGCTGATGGTTGCACCGTTGACCAGTTTAATCTGTAGGTTGTTAATGTGTGCGTTAGTTACAACAGGGTGCGCCAGCTCCAATAGTGTTTGCCACATGATGTCTCTGGCTTGTCCCTGTGTTGGAGCTACATAGAACACATGCCCTTTGTCTGCCTGTAGGGCATTAACAATCAACATCCATGCTGCTAGTCTGGACTTACCTGTACGTCTACCAGCAGCTACAATCTTAAATCTAGTATCGTCAGCCCAGACTTGCTTTTGCCAATCAAGCAGTTGTATGTTTAGTTCAGTCATAGAACCATCTGACTACTAACTCATCTAAGTCTTTTTCTTCTTCACACTCATACTCAGCATCTAAATCAGGATCACCGTCCCAGTTTAGATCTTCTTGCTGTGCTAAGGTCTTCTTGTATTCTCTGTTAGTAAGCACTAACGTACTTTCCCGTAGTTTTCACCAAACTCAATAAACTTGGGTGTCTTGTAGCCGCCCTTGGCATAATCTATAGCTTCTTTTTTAGAACCCATAGGCAGGAAGTTACCTGTTTTCATGTTGTACGCTTTAGCTTGCATTGGGTCTTTGAACCTATACAACTCACCTGTTTCTAGCATAACAATGTTAGGAAACACAAACCAGTTACCTTCTTCGTCTACTTCAGCAGACATTTCATGTGTAGATATAGACCCATCTTCGTTCTGTATAACAGGATACTTCTCTGGATTCTCTATCCTGTCAAGAAACTCAGGCTGTTTGCTTTTCTTAGCCATTAACTATACGTCCACATTACAGGTGTATCAGTAACTCTAATGTCCACATGCACAAAGCCCCCGGCAACACCAATACCAGTAAAGCCTAACTTAACAGCATTCTTTACTATAGTGTACCTTTGTAAACCAGAGGATACAGCTATGTCCGCTGCAATACCCTGTGCATGTGTACCGGGTCGTTTCTTACCTAGTTCAATAGGATGGTCAGGTGATCTATAGCCACTTGTGATAACAAAAGGAAAACCACAGTGCTCTCTAAGTTCATCCAAGGCATAGATTAACTCATCCTCTATCTCATTCTCACCTGTCGCTTGACAAGTAAACTCATCCCTACTGAAGTACTTAAACATCTTTAAACTCTCCTTCAATAGGTTCTTTAGGTGTAACATCTGTCTCTACAGACCCACTACCAATACCTGAGATTGTTATAGATACCGCAGAGCGCCCACCGGCACTATCCTTTTCAAAGTAGCTAAGGGGTAACATCCTGTCCATAACTAACTTCCAAGCAGCAGCTTGATTCTTATGGTCATCATTTAATGCTGCATCAAAGATACTGTCTAATACTTTACGAGACTTAGGGGAAGCTAACATCCTAGCCTTGTATTCATTAATAATCGAAGCATCACCTTTAGGTCTACCTACCTTACCCCTAGAGCCAGTAGTCTTCTTAACTACCTCGTCTTTCCTAGGTCTACCCCGCTTACGCTTTGGAGGATCATCTTGATTATCCATAATGTATTTACCTTAACATTCTTTAAGATACCTATTTATTATAGCATATTTTTTAGCATTTGTCAAGTACTTTTTACTGTTATTTTCTTGACTGAGTCAAAGTTTATATTTCTCTTTTGTTAACAAGGGGTTACACAGGTTAGCAAATGCTTACTTTTTTAATAATTTACTATTGTTTTCTAATTTTCACTTTTGAGTACTGGAGTGCCTACTACAATAATTATACGCTGCCACAGAGCCCCCCCGTACCCTTATCGTTAGCCCACCTTAGCACAACAGTTAGTCTAAGGTTTACCACAGAGTACAACAGTTAGACTATGGCACACCAAAGAGCCTAACCGTTAGTCTTAGGGGCGCAACAGATCCCAACAGTTTGCTTGTGTGTACTTGAGAATACTAAAGAGTGAATGTCTATATAGTAGCCAATAGGGTATTCTCCAGTAGTCATAAGACCACCAATGCATATAACAATAAGTTCTAAGCCTAGGTATTTACTTTGTGTTAGTGCTCGGGCAATATGCTCAACAACAGTAACAACAAGGACAGACAATGGCAGCATATAGAGACAACAGCGGACAATGGCACACTCAATACATGGCAAAGGTAAAGACCTTGTCTAATGAGTCCTTGCGCTATATTATAGAGGATTGCCGCAACGCTATGGCAGCAATGCCAGATAACCCAAAATGGGGACAATATGCCGATGAAGTGCATTATTGCCATATGGAAATTAATCGCAGATTAAGGAAGTAGAACAAAGCTTGGCTTTCAATGTTCTATTAGTACCCATTGCATTTAGTGGGTACTTGTGGAAACATTACTCATTAACGGAAACAACCTAAAAGGTAAAAATAATGATTACTAGAAGAGAAGTCTTTAAAGAAGACCAAAAAAGTCGGGGTACATTACACGCCATTGTGCAATTTGTGAAGCTTGAGTGGATAGGTCGACGGGTTTGGTTGGAGCATAAGTCGTGGAAACTTGTACTAGTCTTGTGTGCATTAGAAATTGTGGAGGTTATCCAATGGCTAAACTACTAGGTTCAAGAATCAAGATTAAAGCAGCACCAAAACTAAACGGTGTTGTACTGTACGAAGGGCCGAGCGTGTTGGATGGCGCACCAATAGTGGTCATAGCTACATTCAAGTCTTCCAACGCCAAAACCGGGGACATGATCCAAACATGGATTATTCGATCCGACATGCACCCATTGGAAGCACTCAAACAAGGTGCAGATTCTAGTGTGTGCGGTAATTGTGTGCATCGTCAAAGCAAAAAAGGCGCTTGTTACGTTACAGTTCACCAAGCGCCAGCGGCGGTCTATCGGACATACAAGGCTGGCAAGTATCCCACGTTTAACATGGCAGACCATGCCGCACTGTTTGCCGGTCGCAAGGTACGCTTGGGCGCGTATGGCGACCCAGCAGCGGCACCGTTTGCTGTATGGCAGACCATTACCGACTTATGCATAGGTCACACTGGGTACACTCACCAAGCTAGACACAAGGCGTTTGATGCTCGCATTGCGTCTTTGTGCATGGTGAGCGCCGATAGTCCAAGACAAGCCACCAAGTACCAGAAACAAGGTTTCCAGACTTTCCGCGTTGCTATGGCCGGTGATAGTCTAATGGATAACGAGATTGAATGCTTGTCGGATAGCCAAGGCTTGTCATGCTTGCAATGTGGCTTGTGCGATGGTAAAAAACAGTCTGTAGCCATTACGGTACACGGTACACGGGCTGCAAACTTCAACACGGCATTAGTGCCAGCGGTTAACATTTAACAACAAGGGAAACAAACATGACCACACCATTTACCTACAAAATTTACTTGAACGGCAACGAGCAATTGCTGACCTATAGCCAAGAGCAATACAAGACAGAACTTAAACGCCTAGTTAAGATCTACGGCATACCAAACAAAAACGGCAGCGCATTGCAGACTAACACCAACACCAGTAGCTATTACTTTGGAGTATAACAACATGCGAACAATAACAAACAGGCAAGGCGATCTTGCCACGATCACAACGGTGGAGACAGCGCAAAAGTTTTATAACGTCAGAATTGACACGGAGCCACCAGTTCGCCTCCAGATTGCTCACGCTGACACCATAGCAGTGAACAACAGAGCTAACAAGGCGGAAAAAGAATTGACTGAAGCACTACTATGGAGTAGGCTTGCAGAGTATGGATTTAACAAAGGAGACTTAAAACGATGAAGACAGACCACACAATCTCAAGGCGTGAAGAGCGCGAACAACAACAGAACGAGGCGCTAGTGTTCTCAGTGCTCAACAAAACAACAGCAGCCATTACAATTATTCTTGGCGTTTACCTAACGTGGGCGCTATTACTTGGAGTATCATCATGATAAGAAAACACAGCGACAAGAGCATTTTAGAGCTAGCGGCAGAGATTAAAGCACTTGCGGACTCAATGCGGAGACCTGAGCCAGTAAAAGAATGCAATCACGAATGGGAATATGTACCGGCAGAATATGAAAGCCTGTCGGGGCGTGGAACCGTGGAACAATACCCCGAAGGCCACTATTGCGCTAAGTGCAATCAGTGGGAAGAAGAACTAAACTAACCTAAACCAAAAACCAAAAGGAACCTAACCAATGAAATTTTACAAAGTAGCAAACACACCAGCACCTAAGCAATTGTACCGACGCAATCAAGGAACGTGGAAGCCTTTAATGCAAGGAATGCGCCAAGGTGAATGGTTTTTAGTGGAGAAGGCCAAAAAAGCTAACGTACAGACCGCCGCTCATTTATACTGCAAAGGGCGTTACAGCCTGTACATGCACCCCAGCAAGAAAGACGTGTATGTATTCAAGATCAACAAGAACTAGGAGGCAAGGGACATGATTTACAGACTAAGAAAACATAAGAGGCGATATGGTCTAACAAGGGGCCGGTGCTTTACTGGCTACCATTTTGGCAAGCGCAGTTGGTACATAGCGCACAATAGGCGAATGGCGCAAATCACCATCAACGACTGGCATGGATTAACTGAGGTGGTCAAATGAGCACAACATATTGGGACGAAGACGTAACGGATGACCGGGAACCTGACCCAGAACAGGATCGCAGGGACATGATAGTGCAAACCTTGAGTGAGTACAGGCTTAACGTAATGGCCGTTAGCGAGATGTTAGCCATGTGTAGTGCCTACCTACATGATGACCTTGAAAAACGCTCTACGGACGATTTAGAGGGCTTGTACGCGCAATTGGTAGGCAATGAGTCACAGGAGGTACACTAATGCGCTGCAAAGCCTGTGATGTGCTACTTGAGGACAAGGATAAGCTAGATTTGTGCAATCCTTGCAACGTGGAGTCGTTGAAGGCAAGGTTTCCAAATCAAAAGGTAGACGATAACGAGGTGCAAGATTTAGTCAAGAGACTTGAGGAGGTGAAGCGGCTAACAACACAACATGAATTATTTTCATGATGGTTGGAGAATTATTCATGTACAATAGACTCAAGAGAGCAAGGAATACATTATGTTAATCATTATGATTATTCTTTAGTTCTCTTAAGTAAACTAAAGTAAACCTAAGAGGTAATTGATATGGCAGTAGTTAGTGGTAAAGCAGCATTTGCTCACTTGGACAGCACCGAAGTATACAATGGACAGGATACTGGTCGTTATACCTTGACTGTTACCCTTGATGATGAAAACGCACAGATCTTATCTGAACAGGGTGTTAAACTGAAGGACTACAATGGCGACAAGCAGCGTAAGTTTGCCAGTAAGTTTAACGTCAAGGTGATTGATGCAAATGACCAGCCCTTTGTCGGCAACATACCACGGGGTTCCACAGTGCGCCTAAGCTACAAGACAGGCACACCACACCCAGTCCACGGCACACCTACCTACCTAAATGCAATCAGGGTGGTAGATGTTGCTGAAGACAGCAGCGGCATAGATGCCGACCTTTAGTGGAGAAAAGAGCACCTTTGTAAAACATGAGCCATGCCCTAAGTGTGGCTCAAGTGATGCGCTGGCCCGTTATAGCAACGGGTCGGCTCATTGTTACGCAGCAGGGTGCAATCACCACGAAAATGCAAATGGCAATGTAGTAGAACTACAGCCCAAACCAAGGAGGCCATTAGACGATATGACAGCATCAGGTGTTATTGCAGCTATCCCCGACAGACGTATCAGCCAAGAGACGTGTAGAAAGTTCAATGTCATGGTGGAGTACAACGCAGCCGGTGAGATAGCTAAACACATCTACCCGTACTACAGCACCAATACTGACGAACTAAAAGCCACCAAGGTACGCCATGTGAAGACCAAGGACTTCCATGCGACAGGTGACATGACCACAAATGTAGGTCTGTTCGGGCAGCAAACGTGCAAAGGCAAAGGCAAGTACATCACCATCACAGAAGGTGAAGTAGATGCGTTAAGTGTCTCTGAGATGTTCGAGCGCAAATGGGATGTAGTCTCACTACGCAATGGTGCATCTTCAGCGGCTAAGGAGATCAAGGAGAACCTAGATTTCCTTGAAGGTTACGACAATGTGGTTGTATGCTTTGACGGTGACAAGGCAGGCCAGCAGGCCATAGATGACATAAAGGACTTGTTCTCACCAAGCAAGCTAAAGATAGCCAAGCTACCCTTAAAGGACGCTAACGAGATGTTAGTGGCTAACCGGGTTAGAGACTTCACTGCTGCATGGTGGAATGCCAAGGTGTACCAGCCAGACGGCATTATCCAAGGTAGCGATACATGGGAAGCCTTAACCAACAAGATCAAGGTAAAGTCAATACCTTACCCTTGGCAGGGACTCAACACCTACACCAAGGGATTTAGACCATACGAGCTAGTGACGATAACGTCAGGCTCGGGCATGGGCAAATCACAGATGGTCAGGGAGCTAGAGTATTACCTGCTAAACGCCACCGAGGACAACATAGGCATCCTAGCGTTGGAGGAAGACGTAGCAAGGACAGCACTAGGGATCATGTCGGTACACGCCGACTGCCCACTGCACCTTGAGGAAGACCTAGACACCGACATGGCATTCCCTATATGGGAGGAAACCCTAGGCACCGGAAGGTTCTACCTGTTCGACCACTGGGGTAGCACCAGCGAGGACAACCTGCTGGCTCGGGTCAGGTACATGGCTAAGGCATTGGACTGCAAGTGGATCATCCTAGACCACCTGTCCATCGTAGTGTCGGCTCAGGATAACGCAGATGAGCGTAAGGCCATCGACGCTATCATGACCAAGCTAAGGTCACTGGTGCAGGAGCTAGGCGTAGGCTTGTTCCTTGTGTCTCACCTGAAGCGTACCCAAGGCAA